ATTTTGTTGCATCAAACTTCCCATACCACGAGTCGAAACGCCCAGTTGAACTCCGCCATCAAGTAAGCCTTCAACGACTTTACCCATAGGAGTGTCCAATACTGTGGCTTTTCCCATAACATCTGAACCTTTAAATTCTAGGTTTTCGATCTTATGTGAAACTTTATCTAAATTTACCGTCGGCCCTTCTGGATGATTCAATTCACCCACAGCGCGACCTTTAGAAACTTGATTGTCTACGTACGTGCCAATTGCTTTTTCCATAATAGCCATTGGATATACACGTCCGTTTCTATTTTTCTTATCTGCCTGAGCAAAGACCCCTTCGATAGCAAGTTTTTTCTTGCCATTCTTTTCTTCGGTTATAACTTCTAAACGTTGGTCGTTGAACTCAGATATTAATTTCATTTTATCCTCTTGGAAATGCTATTTTAGTAACATGTGTTGTAGTAACACCAGTAAATATTTCATCAGCAGGATCTTTCAACATAACTAATGGTGTATTTGCTGCAATCTGAAAAGTTGCACTAGTTGTTTTATTAGTAATTAGATCAGCGGCAGTACCTACAATATATAGCGCAGATGCATTTCCTACTGTTGATGCATTACTAGTACCGTTAATATTATTTACTTTAGCTGCTAAAGGTCTTATTTCCATTATTTCATTCCTTTATATTGTTTCATAAATTCCATACCAGCTTTTTCAGCTTCTTTTTGAGACTTATAAACATCAAGCCTGTCACCGTCTATATACGTAACAAAACCATTCTTTTCCTTATGTACCATCACTTTGATGCCTTTAATGCTTTTACTAAAGATCATCTTTCCTTGTGGTTTTCTACCTGCTAATTCTCTTAGCTGTAAGAACGTTTTCATTTTTTGTTACCCGTATATATTTATAATTTTATTACTTTCCACTAAGATCAATTAGTGTCATCTTCGTCGTCGTCTTCTGGTTGTTCTTCGATATCGCTATCTTCCATTGACTCTTCGTCATCACTATCGGACTCTTCTTCTCCTTCTTCCTCTTCAGACTCTTCATCTGTTTCAAGGTCAAGTTCGAGTTGATCGTCATTTTCTTCGTCCTTAGGATCTTCTACACCGTTATAAATCTGATCTGCCATTTTGATTTTTTCTTGGTCTAAAACGTCGGTCAATTTAACTGACATTAATTCTCCGAAAACTTTATTTGCTTTATTATAATCTTGATCAAGAGCATGCTGTACTAAATTATTAATTTGTTCACTCATTATCTTCTCCTTGGTTAGGTTCTTCATTAGGTTCTTCTTCAGAGGCTTGTCCTGCCATCTTTTCTATATCTTCATCGCTAAACAGTAAAATGTTTTTCATGACCCACTCTTTAGAGAAATACTCTCCAATATAGTTAGACATTTGATCTAGCGTTTGAATTCTTTCTCTCATAATCTCAGCATCTTTTAATTCTTTAAAATGATTATCTCTGACGTAATCAATCTGTAAATCATTTTTAATCTTATTCCAATCATCTTCAGTAATAATACCTTTTAGAATTAATTGAGTTTTTAAGATACCATAAAATAAATGTGAAAATCTTGAACGTAATCTATCAATAAACTTCTGAAACTTTAATTCGTCTCTAGAAATTTCAGTCGCTCTACCTAAATTAAATTGAGCTTCTGGTTCTAATCTATTGATAGGAACGTTTAGTGCTCTATAAAGTCTCTTCTGAAAATATAGAATATCATCAATTTGCCCTAAGTTTTCTCCACCTGGTAAAGATGTAACTTCTGTACCTCTTCCACCTTCTCTTCTTGGCATCCAAAAATCTTCGAGCATCGACATATGTTTACGATCATCTCTTATCTGACCAGTCTTAGCATCATAGACAAGTTTATTACGATATCTTGCCATTATGCTTTTCATATATTCTTCTGCTTTACCTGCTGGTAAATTACCTACATCAACATAAAATATTCTTCTTTCAGGAGCTCTTGCCAATCTATAAATTACAAGAGAATCTTCCATCATTCTTAACTGGTTGATAGGTTTTAGAGCTTTATGTAAGAATGAAATAACTTTCTTACGACTTTCATCAAGCATTCCTGAAGTAATATAACTTACAGAATCCATACTTAACTTAATACCTGAATTAGTTTGACCAGGTTTTTCTTGGTAAATATAGTACTCATCAGTTTTGACTACTAAATTCGCGCCAGTTTCTTGATCTTTTTTCTTTTTAACCTGCTTGATTTTTCTCATTCTTGAAGAATCAATAGGTCTAATTTCTTGAATACCACTCTTCAAATTATTTTCATCAACTACTAAATGGTGATATAATCTTCCGTCAATATACCATCTTCTAAAAATATCATGTCCTAGCTCGTTAAAGTTGAGCATCGCCACAATATTATCGAATTCTTCTTTGATTGTCTTTTTAATTTTATCGGGTTGTTCTAGTTGATCCATGTTGACATCAACCGGTTGTTCCATTTCTCCATGAACAACAGACTCATTTATAATATCTTCGATTGCGGCATCAACTTCTGGATGCATAGCAACTCCACGATATTTCATAATCATTTGGTAATTATCTTTTGAATCATCTCCATCAATATTTACATATTGACCAAAATGCCCGGCACCAGCTGACGCGTATCCAGCTCCATCATCATCCCTTTGCGGAACAATAGACTGAAGCTTTTCAGATTCCTTTGAAGCTCTTTTAATCTCAAAACCAAATAATTTAAAACTTCTACTATCTTCTGCCATTATATTTCCTTAAATTGAGAGGGCATTCTTGCCCTCTCTTTTATTTATTTAGGTTTACCCGGTACGTACTAAAGCCGATACAGGGTTAAAGTCACCGTCAGTTGTATTTGATACCCAATATTGATACTGCCATGTCACTGAAAATCTTGCAATATCTTCAGCCGCGTAGCTTAAATCAATTGCACTTACAGATTGTGGCCATGCATCTTTAAAGGTGTAGGTTTTTAAGATCTGATTATCTCTACCTAATTGATCTACATGTAAGTCAGTAAAGTAGTTTCTAGGATCTTGTGATCCACCTGCATCTGCATGATTTGCAATTGCGTTCATCCATCTTTCAAGACCGTCTCGTGTAACAAATTCAGTATCATTAATAACAGTGACTGTCCATTCGGCGAACACTCTTTCTCCTGCTATTTTGAATCTTCTACCACGAAATGGAATTTCAATAAGACCAACCGTTGATTCAGGTAATTGCGCACCTTCACACATGAAGGCGGCAAGTTCTAAGTTGATTCCTGCGGCGACGCCAGCAGGATTATTTAATCTAACTCTAAAGAGATTAGTTCTGGATCCACCTCCAGATAATTTTGCTTTAAAGTCGTCTATACTACCAATAGCCATTATTTATCCTCCTTATACGCCGACTGTGCCGACAACTTCATTGAAGTCAACACCAGTTCTAACTGCCACAAAGTTAAGTGTGACAAAATTGATAGAACGAGCTGGCTTAATGAAAATGTTTGCAATAAATTCGTTTCTGTCAATCACTGCAGGAGTATTCACTGTTTCATCAGCAATCACTCTAAAGTCTGTGATTCCACGTCTACCTTTAACATCTCTTAAGACAGGCTCAATTACATTAACAAATTCGGTTCTAGTAAATTCATCGTTGAATTCAAAAAGAACGTTCTTTGCTGCTTCTGCGATTGCTCTCTCAAGAACAAGGAAAAGTCTTCTAACATTGATTCTATCAAATGCAGAGGATCTACCAAGCATTGTTTTATCTCCATAGAGAAGAATGCCTTGTCCTACTAAGTTAGCAATAGGATTTACACTTGCTCTATACAATTGATCTCTTTGAGATTTATCTGGGTTATAGTTAATTCCAGCAATATTAAAATATCTTCCTCTACGAGGTCCAGCTGGTGAGAACCATGGAGCAGCATTACGATCAGTTGCTGCTAAAAGCCCTGCAGTCGCTGCTGCAGCTGGAATTTCATGAAATTTATCGTTAAACTTATCATATGCTTTGATAAAGTTTCCATCCATGATAAGATACGAAGAATTTGTCATCTTGTCAGCTGTTGTTACGACTGCTGTCGTAATTGTTGCTGCATTACTTTTTCCAACCACATCGTTTCTTGCAGGTGAAGCAAGAACAACACAGTCTTTACGAGTATTTTCTGCAATAGTTACTATACTATTAACTGCAGCTGCTTGACTATCAGAGGTGATAAAAGAAGGAGCAATTAGATAATCTACTTCGATTGTTTCTTTATCAGCTACTGTTGCAAATCCTGTATCTAATTGGGTTTGCCCGATAGTTTTACCGTTGTCTGCTCCACCGCTAAACTTGGTTTTCACAATTCCGGTGGTTGAAAGTAATAATCCATTAGCACTATCCGTGCTACTATCATAAAATTTCTTAGCAGTGCCTATAGTTGTGAAACTACCTGCACTAATACCACCGCCTCCGTTTGATTCAATAAATTGATCATAAAACTGAGGCATTTTGATATATTCAGATGTACTATTAATTACATCTTGTGCGAATGTTGAAACTCCTTCAGGATTTCTGCCATCTTTTGCTAGTGACATAAATGGAAAGACTTCTAAAACTTGACCTTTAGTTCCAGTAATAGCTCCATCTGAATCAACGACTACAACGTGAAGTTCATCTCCTGTCGCATCATGATTAGCGGCGTATGTACTGGTTCCTGGAGCTCCATCAAAATTATTTTTATATGACCATGTGTCATAACCAGAACTGTTAGCTAAACACATTTCAACTTTTAAGCTATTTCCTAAAGTTCCAGGGTATTTAGCAATAAATGTTACGTTATCGGTAACTAACTCAGATTCTTGACCTAAGTAGTCATTTTCGTTTTTAACGATCTGAGCTGCTCCATCTGTAGGAGCCGTACCATCGTTATATCCAGAACTATCAGCTTGTGCTCCTAATTCAGCGACAGCATTTCTAGTGCTAGCATCTGTTACTCTAACTACTCTTAATGAATTTGAATATTGAAGAAATTGCACACAGCTAGTAAAATCTAGATGCATAGCGTTTTCTTCTTTAGGGGTACCAAAGGTTTCTACCAATCCAGCTTCTCCAGAAACTAAAATCGGTACCTCTGCCGGCCCCCATCTAAAATTGCCAACGTACGCGCCGGTAGACGTCTGTACATTTGGCACACCGCCAGTTGCATCAATTTCTTTAACAACAACCGCTGGTGATTGTGAAGGTGTAAAAAGTGCCATGGGCTCTCATCCTTTTCTCGATTGATTAATTATAAGTGTTTCATAATACGGTTGTTCAAAACTCAGTATTATTTATATAAAATCATATTTCAATACTGGTCTTCTGCATTATACCATTGCTTATGCCATGGTGTTTCTCTATTATCAAGATCATTCTTATGATTTTCTCCGTCATCAATAAATCCAAACGGAACGATATCATTTTCAATTTCTTTCATTTTGTTTTCAAATAACATCTGTTTTAAATTGATATCTGTAAGATCAGCAAAGAATTGAGTAGAGACAAAATAACCAAATAAAACTAAGTTCATCATTAGATCATCATGATTTCCATCCGCTGCTTGGTAACTTTGCCCTTTTGCCACAAACGTAGATATTTCTAGTATAGTGTTTTCATCGTTAATTTTTAATTTTTTATTTTCTAAAATATCTTTAATAGATGAACAGCCTAATCTTTTAGTTTTTCTAGTAATTTCAATACCTATTTTGTCAGATTTAATAACAGACTCCATATGAATATTTTCATATTCTAAATCTCTATAAAGTCCATTACAAACTACAGTTCCTTGATCATTTGATTCAATAACTACATAAGCTTTGTTGTAGACATTAGCCCATTTATAAATAATATCAGGGAAGAGTAAAGGAGAGATAGTGTTATTGCGATACACAGCAACCTGTTCAAACGGGCGAACGCTAATATCGATCAAATTAAAAGTAGAATAGTCCTGACCTCTTCCCTTACATACATCTACCATCATGATGTATTCATGTTTTTGTATCACTTCTTCGTAGACGAGTAAGTCACCACTTTCTTGTATTTTTTTAGGATTTTTAGCACGTAAACTCATAAGAGTTTCTGCATCAATTAATGTATCACCGGTGCCAAAAAATGTATTACCAAATTCTTGATCAAATTGCAGTTGAGAAGTATTTGCTATTGTTTGGTTTTTCCAGTCTTCATCTCTACCTGGAACGTCCCACCAATCAACTCTAAAAGGATGAAATTGATTTACCTCTTGAGTTGCACCTTGCCAGATATCGTAATAGGTATTACCAATACCGTTTGCTGTAGAAGTGACAATAATTTTTGTATCTTTACCAGCAGAAACAACTGGATAAGTGGATGTATAAAACTCAGAAGCTCTTTCTACAAATGCGAACTCATCCAAGTAAAGAAGATTAACAGACAAACCCCGAATAGAAGAGCCGGAAGTAGCAGCAGCAAGGATACGAGAATTATTTGAAAACTCAATGGAGCCTTTATTAAGAGCTTTCGTGCCTGGTTGAAGAAAGAACGGAATGTTTTCAAGCATAAGCGTAATGCGAGATAACATTTCCCTAGCTGTTGCCCCTTTATTCGCAAGAACCGCAACTGTTTTTTCTGAATTAAAGAGCGCGAACCATAAAAGATAGGCGCATGCTGATATTGATTTTCCTGATTGCCGGCAAGCCAAGACAATATTAAACCGATGCTCATTGAAAGCCTCAAACATTTTCCTTTGATAAGGATATAATACGAAAGGCACTAAACCTCGATCAAGTGATATAACCTTACAATAGTTTTCTGCAAAGTATACAGGATTATTCATACACCTTGCATATTCTTTTACAAGATCTTGTGTCCATTCCTGAACGATCCCGTCACGTTTTACATTTACATTACCTAGATAGGTTTCGCTCTGGTTCTGGTGTAACATCAATTATATTATCATCTTTCAAAAGTTTTTGTAAATCAGCAGTTGATCCTAAAAACACGTTGTTATTAGTAACTTGTTTAATATCTTCTTTATTAATATCTTTATTCTTTTTATTGAGATCCATCAACTTATCGTTAATGTCCGCCATATTTTTCATCATACCAGAAAGAACTTCAAAAGCCCTAGGGTGCTCAGATTCTCTTGCAACTTCAATCATAAGTTCTAGTGATTCCTTACCTTTATCTAAAATTTCATAATAAGTATCACGAGAATATTCATAATCACTCTTCACTTTATCGGTCATGCACTATCTCCAAATGTTAAAGAAATTGTTTCTGTAAATCCAAAATCGCTATCAGCTAATCCAATTGTCGACAATGGCTTCGGTTGCACAGTAAGTAATTCTAATTGTGTGTCTGAATCATTCAACCCAGTTTTTGATTGGAATATTTTAGTTTTAGAAGCACGAATAATATCACTAGTACCGACACTTCCGTAATAATTTAATTTCATTTGAAATTCTAAATTATATATTATAGTTCTTCTCTGAGCAACTTCACCTTCAAAATCATCTTGAAATCCTACTCCTTCAATAATAATAGGAACATCTTCTTTAAATGTAGGAAATTCCGTAGAAAACGGTTTTATTGTTAATGAATATTGTGGATTAAATGTAGGTAAAATCTGTTCTACAATTTGTAATGCGTCATCTTGAGTTTTAGCATATATGTTTAATTGAAAATTTATATTATAAGGTACTGGCGAAAAGAATTTTTGTCTATTCGTATTTGCTGTTCCAACTGTGGCAAAATTACTTACTTTTGCTAATTGTCTAGCGTTATCGTATGTAATAGATGTAATTTCAAAAGACATACGTGGAAGTTTTATAGCAACAGATTGATCTGTGTCTAAATCAGGCTGGCTTCGAATTCTTTCCAGAAATTTTGCTTTCGGTGCATATGACAAAGGTACCTTAACTTGGCTAATAACATCGTTATTAGAATTAGTACGCAACACGTATATATTATTGAACAATTTTCCAAAAATTGCAACAGCAATACGAGTTTTTTTATGATAAAAATGAGTACC